CCTTGCTGCATGTATTGCATACAGGTTGGTTCGATCGCAATGATCCTAGGCGTCTTTAGTGTTTTAGGAACGGAGATAACCCTAACGGGCATCTCTGATCCAGGTTCGAGGTGGTCCACATCGTCATACTGGTCATAAAAAGACCAGTTTGGAAGCAAAAATTCCCCAGAAGGGAAGATTTGCTCCAAACGATCAGTCCAGGTGCGCAACCGATATTTCGCGTTTGCACGCAATTTATCGGCGGTGGCACCAGGACCGTGTTTGGGAACGATCTCAAAGTCGGCGATCTTTCGATCGACGTCGGAGAGAACAGAACCAAACAGGAGAGAAGAAACACGATTGAAATCGTCAAGATCTGACGACGACAATATGGTGTCATTCTCACGGACCTCCTTCTCACACTGAATATATCCTGACATCGCATTCCTCTCACGTGCATCGCTGCACGGGAGAAGAACCTTACCAAACATCAGCGTTAGCTGGCGAATGGCAAGGATTGCGTCAATGTCTGGATTATCCAGCAACGCACCGCCACTACGGTCAAACACACGATCGAGGAAACCTCGTAGAAATACGGGGAGACCTGCTCTCCAGGTAAAACCCTGGAAGAGATCGCGATCGACCGACCCACGGTCTAGACCTTTTTCGAGGTCTTTTCCATACGTCGGTAGGGTAATCGTCAGAAACGAGAACCCCTCATGTTTGCACCGTCTCTGAACTGTTTTCCAGTCCAGAGTGGCGCTAGTGCAACATCTGATGGCCGATTCTTCAGCCATCTTTTTCCAGAGCAACATTAGGCTTTTCAAAGCCCCTCCTTAAATAGAGGTGGTCTTTCCTAAGCCAATGTTGACGCTGGGCCCGGCAAACCTGCGGCAGATTACCGCAGCGATGCCAAACCCGCCAGTCCTAGACTAAGTCGAATCACTGATAAAAGTGATCAGAGACGTCTAGGAAGATCAAAACGGCAACTATCAGGCACAAGAAGAGAAGCCGGAACAAGTTTCTTAGTCCGGACTTAATCTCTAACAGTACTCGATAGAGGTGATCAGTTCTCACCAGCGAGAAGTTTGCTGATGAGCAGATCACTACTCGCTGAAAACTGGGTTTTAAAACCCGTGTAAACAGCGAGTGCCTCGGCAGCCGTATAGCCTACCTCAGGCACGTCGAAAACGATGTAGTTTGACATCGAGACCTTCGTGTTCTGGGCAGGAATAAAC